ATCTCTATGCACAGTTTCTTATCAAAATGCGAGGATAAGGAAGAAATGAAGAAGTTAATAGTTCCTGATTTAGATAATTGGATTTGGAATTATGATCCTAAAGTAACAAAGATCAGAAAGGAAATTTGGGGATATTAATATGGCAACAATGCAAGAAGAAATGGCTAAAGTAAATTATTCTGAGTGTAATGCTTGGGAGAAGAATTTTTATGACGATCAAAAAGATGGTACTTACACACCATCACCAAAGCAAATGGGTATTATAAATAAAATGCCTAAACTAGCTAATGGTTCAGCACCACCACAAGCTGACACATCATTCAATCATGGAGCAAATGTATCTGAACCAACAAGAACAAGTAATGTTGATGATATGATAGATCAGTTAGGTGTTATTGTAAGTAAGTTAGAGCAAAAGGATTGGTACAATAGATGTCCTCCTGATGCACAGCAAAAACACGCTACCACAATATTTTTATCTGCGAGGAAATAATGAAAATTAATACTGATAAAATAGAACACATACTTAGAACTAAATATGGTTGGGATAGGTTTCCCCTTGATGAACAACCAAAGAATAATTCTGAAGAAAAAAAAAACGAGAAATGTACTTGTATTGGGAAGCAGAAAAAATAAATGTTAATGATCTCAGAAAAATTAAAAGATAGTGAGGATAGTAAAATGTCCTCACCATTTACTGAGGAAGAAATAAGCATACTAAAAAAGATATGCGAGAACCCAATATTTAAAACAAAAAAAACATTCCATGTAAATAAAAGTACACCATTACAAGAGTTAAGATCTTTTATTTGTGAAGAACATGAAATTACATTAGGACAATTTTTAAGCAGTAGAAAAGATGCCTCATTAGTAAAGGCAAGAATAGATTTTGCTAAACAAGCAGTAAAAATAAAAAATACTGACACTACTAAGATAGCAAATGTAATGAACAAAGATAAGCAAATGGTTTCATACTATTTGCGTAAAATTAAAAATGCAAAAACATACTAAAGTTTTTACGACCTTTTGGAATGATGAACTTACACTTGTTCAATCGTATCAATGCTTTGCTTGTAATAGTTGGGAAGGGGTTGATATTCACCATATATCAGCCAAATCTTTAGGTGGAAGTAAGTGCAAAGACTACATTGAGAACTTAACTTGTCTTTGTAGAAAGTGCCATGATCTTTGTCATAAGGATAAAGATTTTAACAAAGAAGTAAGAGTAACCACTCTTAGATTAATAGCTGATAGATTAGAAAATGAATATTCATAAGTACGATCCTCACATGATTGCAGAGGAAAAGAAACAAGCGATTATAGATTATCGTAAATGTTTTAGAGTTTACAATCAACTTGTAGATCTCAAAGACAAAAAGATTAATCAAAAATATTTAATGTATCGTTTTCAATCAGAGGAAAAGAACTCTGTAGATGATGCAAAAGCTAAGGCTAAAATTAACGAGGAAGTCCAGGAGGTAGTTAAGCAATTAGAAATGGCTGATAAGTTAAAAGATGAGGCCTATGCAGAAATGCAGAGGGTTGAAACAAAGATACAATTTATTTTAGACAGCAACAGTATCAAAAGAGCAGAAATGAAATTGTCAGGATTTGGAACATGATAGTTAAAGTAAAAAGTAAGTATGGAAGTTTAGTAGCTGTAAGAGATAAGTACATTACTAAATGCAAGAAAGAGTTTGATGATTTAACAATACAAGTTGAGGGAGAAGAAATGTTAGTACCCTACTCTCAGCTTGATAAACCAATAAAAAGATATTCTGTACCTGATAAGTTTTCAGGAAATATGCACGAATTGTTTTATTACCAATGGAAACCAAAAGATGAAAGGCAACAAGAACTATTATGACTCAATTAAAATATAAAAAAGATTTGGCAGAATACTTTGGAGTACACGAAAAAACTTTACAGAAATGGTTAAATGAATTACAAATAGCCTTTCCTAGTAATTCAAGTTTATTCCGATATGTTGGTAAAAAACAGTTTTTTACCGAAAACGACTTTGGGGAGATAGTTGAATTATGCTCAGAACATTCAAAAGAAAAGATGGCAAATCGCCATACTATTACATAACAGGCACAGTTAGGTTTGGCAGAAAAGTCAAAACTATCAATGCTGAAAGTACAGGTTGCACAAACAAGGTTGATGCAGAATTTGTATGTACGAAAAGAATACAGGAAATTACAAGTGAACTGAAACCTGATAAGGAAATGACTTATCAAGAGTGTTCACAAAAACTATTAAATGATCCTGATGAAAGACCTAGAACAAAAAGAGAATCTATTTATTTACGAGT